TATGTTGTTTATGGTAAATATCAAGGCGATAAGTTTTTTTATAAAGGTATTAGAATGCTGTTGTTGTTTGATGACCAAATACTTATGGTTGTTCCCGACCCAGCTGATCTTGATCCGAACTATTTGGATATAGATAAGTAATACTATATAATTAGCTTATTGACGTAATCGTAACTCGTAACTGCGGAGAAAACATGAACGAAGAAAACACAAAACAAGACGACGGCTATCAAGAAATAGACGTTTCAAAACCCCAAAAAGAAGAACCAGAAAAAGACTACGAGGTTGAAGAAGAAACTGAACAACCAAAAGTCGAAACTAAAAAAGAAGAACCAACTGAGGACTCTAAAGAACCAGAGGAATTAGATGGTATTAATACTGCTGGTGCTGAAAAAAGAATAAGACAACTAATTAAACAACGTAAAGAGAGAGAAGAACAACTCGAAGCGCAGCAGCAACAAATTGCTGATCTTCAATCACAACTTCAAAACTCTACACAAAAAGTACAAGAAACAGAGAAAGCTAGTTTAATTAGTTATGAGAATCAAACTAAAGACAAGCTTAAACTTGCTGAGGAAGGATATAAAAATGCTTATGACTCAGGTGATAAAGATAAACTGTTAGAGGCACAAAAAGCAATTGCTGATGCAACTACAGAGCTTAGAATGGTTGAAGCTAAAAGATTTTATATTGAAGATCAAGCTAAGAAAACTGAGCCTAAACAAGCAGACAGTGGGGATAAAGAAGCTCTTAGAGAAGCACAACCTCAACCTCAGAAACCTCCTAAACTACATAAGTTTGCAAGAGAGTGGATATCTGATAACAGTGAGTGGTATAATAAAGATAGAATTACCACACAAGCTGCACATATTATAAACGAAGATTTATTACAAGAGGGCTTTGATCCAGAGAGTGAAGAGTTCTATACTGAGATAAGTAAAAGGCTAAAGAAAGAAATGCCTCATAAGTTTGGTCAGCAGGAAGAACCAACAAACAAACCTGCTCAAGTGGTGGCTGGAAAGTCACGTACTTCGGCCTCATCAAAAGGTAAGATAAGACTATCTCAAGAAGATGTCCGTCTTGCCAAAAAGATGGGAGTACCACTTGATGTGTATGCTAGAGAAAAAGCCAAGGTCGAGAAGGCCGGTGATGACTACACTACTGTAAATGTATAACGTGGATGAAAGGTAATAATTGATATGACTACAACAAAAACAAATAATGACGTAAAAGTGTCTCGTTCGACACAAACTACAGCTCGTAAACAACGAGGTGTATATGAAAGACAGAATTGGTTAAAGATACCTGAAGAGGTTGAAAACCGTTTCCGTGAAAAAGGACTTGTTCTTCGATGGATACGTGTTTCTCTGAAGGGACAATATGATGATCAGAATGTTCAAACGAAACAGTATGAGGGTTGGGACTTTGTCAAACCTGAAGATGTTCCTGAAATGAGCGCTGGTTTCCAAAACCAAGCTGCTGGTAGTCTAGGTAATTTAGTTATACGTGGTGATGTAGCTTTAGCTGCTAATAGTATTGAAAGTAACGATGGTTACAAACAACACGTAGATGATTTTACCCAGTCACAAACTGATGCTATCAACAGACAGCTTATGAGCAAAAACGATCCTCGTATGCCAATCTCTAATAACAGTCGATCAAAAGTTACCACAGGAAGACCAACACACTTTAATAAGTAAAAGTGTTTGGTTATTATAAACAACACTAACTTTTGAAGGAGGTTAAGATGGCAACATCTAAAAATCTGAATGGACTTCAGCCTTCGAGAATGCGTGGTGGTGGATACAATACGAGTGGTATGAATGAGTACGTTATTACTAATGGTAATGACGAAAACATTTTCCAAGGCGATTTAGTAAAAATTGTCAACGGTACTATTCATAAAGTATCAGCTACTGGCAATCTACAAGCTGGAGTTTTTATGGGTGTTAACTGGACAGATCCTGTTACTAAGCAACCTACGTTTAGTAACTATTTTCCAGCAGACACTTCATCATCAACTGGTAATCCAAAAGCTTTAGTTCTTGATGACCCTAATGCTACATATATAGTACAAGCAGATGCGACTGTCGCAGACACTCAAGTCGGTTTGAACTTTGATGTAACTTTAGGTTCTGGTTCAACTATCACAGGTATCTCTGGTTTCGGCATGAAAGGCGGAGCAGGAGCTGATTCTGCAAAAGCATTAAGAGTGCTTAGAAGGTCTACACTACCTGGTGAAACTGCAACCGATCGATTTCCAAAGTTTGAGGTTAAACTTAACTTACATAGAGATGACTACGGTAAAGGGTCAGTCGTTTCTATAACTGACATATAGGAGGGAAATATTATGGCTATAAATAGAGGTAATATCGCAAAACAGCTCCTTCCTGGATTAAACGCAGTCTTTGGATTGGAGTATGGCTCAATAGAGGACGAACACGCACCTTTATTTGAGATTGAAAACTCGGACAGAGCTTTTGAAGAAGAAGTTCTATTCACTGGTTTCGGTGAAGCACCAACTAAATCAGAAGGTGCAGCTGTACAGTATGATTCTGCAACAGAATCTTACACCAGCCGTTATTCACATGACACTATAGCTCTTGCTTTCGCAGTAACTGAGGAAGCTATGGAGGATAACTTGTATGACACATTTGCGAAAATTCGTGCAAGAGGTCTGGCTAGAGCTATGTCAACTACTAAGCAGGTTAAAGCTGCTAATGTGTTTAACAATGGTTTCAGCACATCGTTCCCGGGTGGAGACGGACAACCGTTCTTCTCAAACTCTCACCCAGTTGTGGGTGGTACTCAAGACAACTTACTAGCTGCTTCAGATCTTTCTGAAACAACACTAGAAACTGCCTTGATTGCTATTCAAAACACTAAGGATGATAGAAATATCTTAATTGGATCACGTGCAAGATCATTGCACATTCCACCTGACTTACAATTTACTGCTGAGAAAATCTTAGCTAGTACCTTGTCAACTACACCTATTCACTTTGGTTTTTCCGCAACTGGAACAGGACCAACGAATAAAGATGGTGTGACGAATGTCAATGATATTAATGCTGTCCGTTCAATGGGTATGCTACCTAGTGGCTATTTTGTGAATCACAGATTTACAGATAGTAACGCATACTTTATTAAAACAGATGTTCCAAACGGAGCTAAAATGTTCGTAAGAGCACCTTTGGCTACGAAGATGGAACCAGACTTTGATACTGGTAACTTGAGATTCAAAGCTAGAGAAAGATATAGCTTTGGTTTCAGTGACTGGAGATCTTACTATGGTTCTGCGGGATCATCCTAGGATATAAATGATAATGGGGGTCAGTAATGGCCCCTGTTATTTATTGTTAAATATAAGGAATTAAATATGGCAACAAATATAAAAGCAATATTCGCAACATCTACATCTACGATAGATTCAATTCCGGGTAGACTTAGAGGATACAGTCTCGTAAATGGTATGGCTTCAGCAACTGACATTGTGTTAAGAGATGGTGGTGCTGCTGGGTCAATCATTATGAAACAAAGGTTAATAGCTGGGGGTTCGTCTGATCAGTATATTGAAGATGCGGGTATTCGTTACGAAACAAATCTGCATGTCACTATGAATGCAGGAGTTAGTGTAGCTGGTACATTTTTTGTAGGGTAGTACATGGCCATTCGTAAAAAGAAAAAGGGCATGGGTATAAAAACCAGTGTTAGATCTGGTAATTTTAGACCAACGAAAAAAGGTGCAGGTATGACATCGAAAGGTGTAGCTGCTTATCGTCGTGCTAATCCGGGCTCTAAATTAAAAACGGCTGTTACGGGTAAAGTCGCAAAAGGAAGCAAAGCTGCTAAAAGAAGGAAGTCTTATTGTTCACGAAGTGCTGGACAGGCTAAGATGCATAATATTAATTGTAAAAAAACACCTAACAAAAGAATTTGTCAGGCGAGGAGGAGATGGAAATGCTAGATATGAATATGATCTGGATGAAGATTAAAGAAAAACTTAAATGTTCTGAATGTAAAAAACATTGGTATATAGCTGTAATAGTTGGTTTACTATTGTGGTGTTGGATATTCTAAACCATGACCAATAAAGATTTAACAGATCTTAAACTTGAATTAACACGTCATATTGAACGTGAAGCTCAGTTACGTGAAGATGTATCTGAACTTAAAGAAGATATGGGTTGTGTTAAGAAATCTATCTTTCAAGTTAAATGGTTAGTCATAGGAGCTGTGTGTGCTACAGTTGTTATGCAATCAGGAGCAACATCAGTTATTGCAAAGATACTTATAGGTATTTAATATGGCCATAAGTCGTGTTAATATAAGACAACAAGTAACAAAAGGACCACAAAAGAAAAAGAAACGGAGGAAGTATGCAAGTAACAAAAAACGTAATAAGGTTTAACAATATGCTTGTTAAGATTCCACAAGACACAAAGAGAGTGTGGGACTTATCAGAAAACAGATGGGGTTATAAATATGACAAAGCTATGTCCTAGAGGTAAAGCTGCTGCCAAACGTAAGTTCGCCGTCTATCCATCAGCTTATGCAAATGCCTATGCATCAAAGATATGTGCGGGTAAGATAAAAGATCCAAGTGGTAAAAAGAGAAAAGACTTTAGAGGACCAAAGCCTAGTAAAGCTGGAGGTGGCACTATTAAATTAAAAGGTGGTGGTAAGATTGCTCGTGGTTGTGGTGCCGTTATGAACAATCGCAGAAAGAAAACTAAATACCCCAAAATGAAAAATGCCTGATAAAAATTACTACACACAAAGACAATGGGACAGAGTTGTTGGGTATGGTAAAGTTCCAGATAAATATAAATTAAAGGAAAAAGGTAATGGCTAAAAAAGGTTTAAAGACGTGGTTCAAAGAAGATTGGGTAGATATATCGACAGGTAA